CTACTCCTTGGCCTGCTTCTTGACCTGCTTGTCCTCCCAGGGGTCCGGCTCCCACACGGGATGGATGTGCACTTTCGCCGTCGCCCGGCGGTCCTCGCCACCCTCGACCTCCTCGTCGGTGGGGTCGATCCGTTCCAGAACCACGCGTCGGATGAGCTGCTTGAGCAACGCGTTCTGTTCCGCGACTTTCAGCGTCTCCCACTCAGCCGCGAGGCTGATGATCAGGGGCTCATAGTCTGAGCGGTCCGGTGTCTGCTCGACCTCGATGCACTTATCGAGGGCGGCCCGCGTGGTGGCCTGCTGCTGCTTGATGCGGTCGCGGGCCTTCTCGTACGCCCCGGGCGGGTAGTCGTCCGGGTTAACGGCGCGGTCCGCTTGCAGCCGCGCGAGGCCGTCGTCGTACTTGGCGAGTTCGGCTTGCAGGCGCGCTCGTTCGCGTGCAGCTTGAGTTCGCTCGTCGAGGACGATGGCGCGTTGCTGGGGCACCGACGGCGCCGCGTCTACGCCTGCTGCGGCTTCCCTGAGCACCCATTTCAACACTTCGCGTTCGACGTGGGCGCGGGTCTCTCGTATGCCCTTGCAGCCTGTTCCGCCGGTCTTGGCCTGCACGCTGCACCGGTATGCGTAACCCTCTGTGCCCACGATGGTGGCGCTGCCTCGGCATTCCGCATGTCGCATCAGCCCGGTAAGGCGGTAGAGCGCTTGCCGGGCCCGGGGCGGCGTTGCGCGCACTGTCTTGCGGCGCGCCTGGTACGCCTCCCACAGGTCGGGGGCGACGCATTCCTCGTGGGCCCCTGAGATCATCAGGTAGTTCGGGCACCGAAGACCCTGCTTGTTTCGCTCGCAGTTGCACTCACGGTCGTGGACGCGGAGTAACCCTGCGGGAAATCCGCTGTCCATGTAGTGCTTGATGGTCGACTCGGCCCACAGGCGGTTCGTTGTGGTGCGGTGGCCGTGGCGGTTGAGCCATGCCGCCAGTGTCTCGAATCCGTGGCGACCGTCCGCATAGTCGCGGTACAGGTCGGCGAGGATCGGGCCCCGCTCGGGGTGGATCTCGTACCACTCTTTTTGAGTGGTCCAGCCGCCCTCGCCGTCGGGCAGGCGTCGGGGGTGCCAGATGTACCCCCAGCGTGGCCGGCCGGATGAGGGTAGGTGGAGCTTGTTACGGCGGTGGTCGTGGGTCTCGATCCATTGCTCGCCGGCGCGGTCGCTCTCATAGTTGCCGAACGCGAAGATCATGTCTCGCTGGAAGCGGCCGATAGCGGTCCGTGCGTCAACGTGTTCGGTAGCTGATTCGAGTTGTCCGCCGGCTGCTTCGAGGCGGGCGAGGTTGGTCACGTTGCCTGTGCGGCTGCGGCCGAATCGGCTGTATCGCCATACGGCGATACCTCGGGCCTCGCCCTGCTCGACGCGCTCGATGGCTCCCATGATCCGGCGCTTGAAGTTCCGCCCGGTGGCGTCAAGGTCGATGATCAACGGTTCGAGTAGGCGGCGCCCAGTGCGGGCCGCCCATTCTCGTAGGACGCCCTCTTGCAGCTCGGGGCTAATCTGCTCTTCTTTCCATGTGCTGACTCTGATGTATCCGAGCCAGGGCTCGCCGTCCTCGTCGGTTGGCGAGCTGCGGAAGGTTGCTGGTAGGTCGAGTTGGGTCACTGTGCCTTCCGTCCAGATTGCTTCCAGTGGTGCGGGCGCAGTGTGATCACGTTGCCCGCGACCTGCTCGGCATCGTCGGCGCGGTGGCCCGGCTGGGGCGGTGCGGGGGTGTCGAGCAGGCCGCGGGCGACGTGGTCGAGTGCGCGGAAGTATCCGGCGCGGTCCGCCTCGGCGAGTTGATGGGCTGATGCATGCTGAGAGTTCTGCACAGTGCGAACGATGGTGAGCGGTACGGCGGTCAGGACGACGAACAGTCCCGCGCGCCACATGTCGTCGTTGTTGCCGAGAAGACCGAGCACGCCTGCGGACAGTCCCACCAGGAGCAGGGTGAAAGCGAAGATCGGCATGTATCGGTGGGTCACTGTGCCTCCGTGGTGCGCTAGTTCTCGGCGATACGTCCGTCGCCGTTCTCGGCTCGTTGCTGTCGCAGGGTTTCGGTCATCGAGACGAACACCTGACGCTTGATGGGGTCGGTGATCCCCAACTCGTCGGCCGCCTCTTCCGGGGTAATCGGAACCTCGCGCTGTGCCGGGTTGCGGACGTTTTGGAGTTCGCCGCGGCTAAGCACGCCGGCGGCGACCAGCACCTCGGCAAGTGGGATTTGGAGGGTGTCAGCGAGCATTTGAAGTACGCGCGTCTCCGTGGCGGCCTGCCCGCGCAGCATGCGGCTGACGGTGCCGGCGCCGATGCCGGAGTCTTCGGCGAACCGGGTTTGCCCGCCGCCCCGGGGCCGTAGGTCATAGCCGCGGTGTTCAAGTTGCCTCTTCAGCCAGGCCGCGAAGTCGGCGGGCGTCGCGAGATCTTTCCCGCGAGAGTTCTTGTGTTCCATGGGTGGAACATACCGCGCGTGGACCGTGCGTCGCACATGATCGTTTGAACTTGTCCAGAACATGCCCGAATGGCACGGCACACCCCCCTGAGCTGCGGCGCGTTGATCGAACTGGTGACCGATTGTTGTCGGGCATATGCCCATTGTCAACGCGCTTTGAGAGAGCGCGTTCCGCTTGCATATGCCGAACCGAACACCTATCCACCATGCTAACGTTCCATCCGTGGACGGAAATGATCCGGTCACGGAAGGACGATGCCCGCATGTACGACCGCGCCTTACTCGTCACGGCCGCCCGCAGAGCAGGGGACCGCTCTCCGTCAGACACCGCAAGACGGTTGAAGGTTGCACGCAATACCGCATGGCGGTTGTGGAACGGCCACACCGCCCCAAGTGCCGCAGTTGCCGCAGCAGTCGAGGAACACTACGGCGTTTCAGCTGGTCAGCTGATGAAGCAGGCCGCCGCATGACCGGCGAAGTGATCTCCCGCGAGCAGGCGTTCGCCAACGCCCGCCGAGTCCTCGACGCTGCCCGCGCTCGACGCGACCGCGACCGCGCCGCCGGTCGCCTCGCCCCCGAGGTCGAACTCATCTTGCGCCGCCTCGAACGCCAGCAGCGCCAGCAGGCGCCCGCCGTCGAGCACCGCGCCGCCGCCTGAAACGCCGAGGGCCGCCCGGATGCGACCCGGACGGCCCTCTCACGACCGCCACTCAGAGAGGCACCGATCGTGAACGAAATCCACCGTACCGCCAGTTCTCCCCGCGCCGAGGCCGCCATCACGAGTGCCGCCGAAGCAGCGAAGCACCTCGCCCGCACGGGCGTGATCGCCCGGCAGCTGGACGCCATCGCGCCCGGCACGTTCCACGTGCGGACCGTCCCCGTGTCGACCGAGCGAGACGGCGCCCGCCGCCGCGCGACATGGGTCGCCCTCGACGACGCCCTCGGACTGCCGGTCAAGGCCGACCGCGAGGCACACCGCGCCGCCCTCGGCCTGCTGCGCCGCATGTTCCCCGCCGCCGACTGGACGAGGCCGCACGCCTACCACGCCAGCACGGGCGACCTCGCCCTCGACGAGCCGACCGCGCCCGCCGACCTCGGCCTCGACGACCAGGAGCCGCAGAGATGATCCGTCCCACACTCACCGCCGACGGCCTCGCCGTCCGCCTGCCGATCGCCGAGCGCGCCGAGCAGCTGCTCGACGGCCTCGCCCTCGCGTTCGCCGCGGACGCTGACGCCGTCGGGCGCCTGCTCACCGCACACGCCGCGAACGTCGTCCGCCTCGATCACGCCGTCGTGAGCGAGGACATGCCCGAGTACGAACGGGCGATGCGCGCCGCCTCCGCCGACGGGAGCCGCGAGGCCCTGCTCGCCGAGGCGCCGCCCGCCGACAACCTCGACGACCTGCTCGACCCCGACACGGCGATCACGCTCGCAGGCCGGATCACCCGCCTCGCCGCCCATATCCGCCACCACCGCAAGAACCGGAGCCCGCGCCCGTGACGGTCACGCCCCTGCACCCGAACCAGGTCGCCGCGCCCGTGGCCGACGACACCTCGCGCATCGAGACGGCCTATATCCCCGCTCCCTTCGGTACGCCCGCCGATGCCCCGCGCATCTTCCAGGTGATCCACGGCGTGATGAGCGACGTGATGCCGGTCGCCAAGGGGCAGCGAAACCAGCAGCAGAACTATGCGTTTCGGGGTGTCGATGACGCCATGTCCGCCATGGCGGGCCCGATGCGGAACCACGGCTGTTTCATCGCCCCCGAGGTCGTCGAGCACCGGCAGCGCCCGCGCGGCGAGAAAGGTACGCACACGGTCATTCGGATGCTGTACCGCATCTATGGGCCCGCGGGTGACTGCCTGCTCGTGACCGTGCCCGGTGAGGCAATGGACATGGCCGACAAGAGCACCAACAAGGCCATGAGCGCCGCTCTCAAGTACATGTTGTTCCAGGTATTCATGATCCCAATCGATGCCCGATCCATCGATGACGGCGACCGCGACACCCCGATCATGGACAACGCCCCGCAGCAGCGGCAGCAGGGCGGGCAGCGCCACCAGCGCCGCGGCGGGCAGCAGCGGCAGCAACGCGAACAGCAACCGCGCCGCAGCAACCGCGCCGAGCCCGGCCCATGGGAGCAGCCGCCCGCCCAGCAGCAAGCAGGCGCGCGCCGCGACTACCTCGCCGAGGCCCGGAAAGCGCCGACGCCCGAGGCGTTCGCGAAGGTACGCGCCGCCGCCGTCGAGGCCGGGGCCCCCGACCACTACCTCGCCGAACTCGACCAGGTCGCCGAGCGGAAGCGGAAGGCCGCCAAGCAGCCGCAGCAGGCCCAGGGCGGGCAGCAGCGCGAGACACCGCAGCAGGGCGAAGAACACGTGATCGCCGTCGCCGAGCTGTTCGACGCCGCCCGCAGCGCGGGCGTGACCGACCGCGCCGAGGTCGAGCAGCTGTTCAGTTCCCGCTACAGCGTGAAGCCGACCGAGGCCACCGTCGCCCAGTTGCGCGAGATGCGCGACGACCTGCTCGACGCGGCGAAGGGAGCGAGCGCATGACCGCCGAGTCGACCACCGAGCAGCCGGTCGAGTCGCTGCGCGACCTCGCCACGCAGGAAGCCGTGTTGAAGCTGCTCGCCGAGCGCGTGGCCGCCGCACAGAAGGACGTGAAGGCCCGGACACAGAAGGCCCTCGACGCCGCCCAGAAGCGCGACGGGACCGAGCGCGTCGGGGCGTACCTCCCCACCGGCGAGCAGGTCGCCACGATCTCAATCCGCAAGGGCGAGACCGGGCCGGTCGTCGAAGACGAGGAAGCCCTCGCCCGGTTCGTTCGTCAGCAGTGGCCCGACGAAGAGTGGACCGAAACCCGCATCGTGCGCACGGTCAAACCGTGGAAACTCGCCGAACTGCTCGGCGAGATGGACGCCGCCGGCGTCGCGAAGCTGGTCGACAAGGTCACGGGTGAAGTCCTCGACGTACCCGGCGTCGTCATCAAGCCGACGCGCGCCCGCACGCACGGGATCACGTGGCGCACGGGCGGGAAGGTGGCAACGGCCGAGGCGTGGCGCACGGGCGCCCTCGCCGGACAGCTCGCCGCGATCACAGCGGGGGGCGAGAAGTGACCGCCCACGCTACCGAGGCCAGCCTCGACGCCACGCGCCGGCTGCTCGACGCCGGACCGGTCGAGCAGGTCCCCGGACAGCTCGCCGTCGAGGGCATGCCCGAGGAAGCCGGCCCGCGCAACGTCCCCGAGGGACTGGCGAAGGCGTTCGCCGCCCGCACCCGCTCGACGGGCGACGGACACCGCCTGTGGACCGGGCGCCCCGCCAAGGGTGGCGGAAGGTTCCGGCACAAGGGCCGCGACTACACCGCCTTTCAGGCCGCATTCATCCTGCGGACCGGTCGCGAGCCCGTGGGCAGCGTCCGCCCGTCGTGCGACCGGCCGCAGTGCTGCGACCCCGCGCACGTCGACGACCAGGCCACCCGGCAGCGCGACCGCGTCGCCCTCGCCGCCGTCAAGGGCATGCAGCACCGCGCCCCGTCGTGCGACCACGACCAGGCCGTACACGGCCGGCACCGCGGCGACGGCCGCCGGTACTGCAACGCGTGCAACAACCCCGCGTCCGCGGACGGTTGCGCCCACGGCAACCCCCGGTGCGGCGCCCAGCCCGTACGGCCGTACCCGTGCGGGTGGCGATGCGACGAGCACCAGCCGGCCCGAACCCGCCCCTACTCCACCGCCGCATGACTGGCCCGGCGGCGAGGACGAGCCACCGACACCCCTCGCCGCCGGCGCCCGACCCCGACAGGAGCACAACCCCCGTGACGTGGTTCAAAGTCGACGACACCGCGCACGCGCACCCCAAGCTGTTGAAGGCCGGTAATGCCGCCCTCGGCCTGTGGGTACGCGCCGGCGCCTACGCCGCCCAGCACCTCACCGAGGGCGTGATACCGGGCGTCGTCGCCCAGCTGTACGGCACCGCGCCCCAGGCCCGGAAGCTGGTCGCGTCCGGCCTGTGGCACGCCCACGGCCACGACTGCACCCGGTGCAGGCAGCCGCCCGCCGGCGACTACGTGATGCACGACTTTCTGATCTACAACCCGCCCCGTGCACGCGTCGAGGACGACCGCGCCAAGGCCGCCGAGCGCCAGCAGCGGGCCCGCGAACGTGCCGCCGAGCAGCGGAACCAGGAGCGTAATCCGCTCGATTCGTCGGCGAATCGTCCGCGAATCGACGACGATCCGAGGCCGGAATATCGCGAACCGCCCGCAAATCAGATCGAGTTCCCGGAAGACATCGCAGGTCAGGGCGACCCGTCACACCGTGACGAGGTCGACCCGTCACGGTCCCCCCGACCCGACCCGTCCCGTCCCGCTGTACCTCCTACGGAGGTACAGCAAGCTAGCTACGGCTCGACCCCCGCCGTGCCGCCGAACCTTCGGCCGTTGCGTGACGCGCTCACCGCCGCCGGCGTCGTCGTCGAGTGGTCCCTCGCCGAGGCCGATTGGTTCCGCCTTGAAGCGATCGTGAAGCGGACCGCCGTCCCCGCCCTGGTCGACCACGCCCGCGAGCAGTGGCGCCGCGCCCGCTCCCGCCCGCGGTCGGTCCGGTACTTCCTGCCCGGCTGGACCGCGCTCCCCCCGGTGCCCGCCGGCGCCCCGACCTCGCCCGGTGCCGACGTGATCCCCCTCGACGCCGCCCGCCCGGGCCGCGTGCAGCGTGCCGCCGACCTGTTCCGCACGGCCGCCCTCGACGACCCCCAGGAGTCCGCCCAGTGAACCGCCAGGAAGTCGCCGCCCTGCTCGCCTACGCCGTACGCCTCGACCCGCGCACCGCTCCCGCCGACCAGGCCGCCGCCGACGAAACCCTCGACCAGTGGGCCGACCTGCTCGCCGACGTGCCGCCGACCGCCCCGCACCCCGCCGGCCGGAACTGGGACGCCGCACAGGTCGTGCGTCACCACATCGCGACCAGCCCATACCCGATCAAGCCGTCGGATGTGTCCCGCCCGTGGCACGACTTCCGCCGCGACGTGGTCGACCGGCACCACGACCCCGTTCCCGCCGTCAACCCGGACGACCCCGCCGCGTACCGCGCCGCCCTGGTCGCCACCCGGCACGCCGTCGCCATCGGCGCCGCCCCGGCCGCCACGTTCCGCGAGTTGACCGGCGGCACCCGCGAGGAGCGCGAGCAGGCCGCCGCCGAACGCCTCGCCGCCCTCGGCGACTACGTGCCCAAGACCGTGCGCGACGCCCTCGCCCCGTACCGCCCGCGCCAGGCCGAGCGGGAACGCCTCGCCGTCGAGGGACTGCCCGACCCGCTCGACGTGCCGTGCCCGTACGACCAGTGCCACGCGCCGGCGGGCGAACCGTGCCTCAACTACCGCCGTAGCCCGCGCAGTTCGGCGCACCCCTCGCGCCTCGACCTCGCCACCGCCCGCCGCTACGCACACCAGGAGCCGGCCGCATGAACCGCAACCGGAAGCACCCCGAGCGGGCCCCGCACCGCCGCCGCGCCTCGGCGACCGACCGCACGAAGAACACCAAGTCGTTCCGCGTGACGGGATCATGGGACAAGCGCCCCGACCGGCCCGCGATCAAGGTCACGTCCAACAAGCACGCCCGCGACCGCGCCGCCCGCGAGATGGCCGAGCAGGGCGCGTACGTGATCGTCGAGAAGCACCGCGGATACGGCGAGTGGCGCACCCTGTACGAGCTTGACGGGCCCGCCCTGCTCGCCGAGCGCCGCGCCGCCGAGCAGGAGCAGCGCCGGCGTGCCGCCGATGAGCGCCGCGCCGTCGAGCAGGAAGAGGCCGAACGCCTCGCCGCCGCCGAGCAGTCCGCCCGCGACCGCGACGCCCTCGCCCGCCTCATGGTGCGCCCGCCGGTCGCCCGCGAGCAGTGCGGACGCCGCGACGCCCGGCACGTCACCGGGGCGCAGCGATGATTCCCGCCGCCGCCCTCGCCGTCGTCCGCGCGGGCGTCGAGAACGCCCGGAAAAACGGCCTCGACACGGCCGAGGACGTGGCCGAGCAGGTCGTCGAGGAACTGGTCGCCATGGGATGGACGATCGCCCTCGCCGAGCCCGACGACGACCACCCAGCAGCCGCGTAACCCCCCGCCGAGGGGCGGTAATCCGAACGGACCGCGCCGCCCCCGGCATGTATCTTCCATCCATGGAAGGCATTTGCCGACCATGAAAGAACATTCGGAACGACTACATCCCGACGGAGGTACATCCCATGGAACGGCCCACCCCGGCCGCCCGGTTCGCCGACAAAGTGAACACCGCGGGCCCCTGGTCACTCCGTCGGGACTGCCCCGGCCCCTGTCACCTGTGGGACGGATCGCAGAACGAAAAGGGCTACGGCACGTTTTGGGTCGACGGCCGCACCGTCAAGGCCCACCGCTACGCCTACCAGCAGGCCAAGGGCCCCATACCCGCCCGCCTCGAAGTCGACCACCGATGCCGCCGCCGCGAGTGCGTCGCCCCCGGCCACCTCGAAGCCGTCACGCACCGCACGAACATTCTCCGCTCGACGAACCACGTCGCCGCCCGCGCCGCCGTCACGCACTGCCCGGCCAGCCACGCCTACGACGAGGCGAACACCATCCGCGCGAAGAACGGAACGAGGAAGTGCCGGGCGTGCAAGAACGCGTCCGCCCGCGCCGCCCGCCGCCGCGCCCGCGAGGACCGCCTCGCCGTTGTCGAGCCCATTCGACCGACCGCCCCCACCCTCGAAAGGGCCGCGTAACCCATGAGTGGCGAGACCACCATCACCATGACCGGCAACGTCGTTGCCGACCCCGAACTCAGGTTCACCCCGTCCGGCGCCGCCGTCTGCAACTTCCGCATGGCCAACACCCCCCGGAAGTTCAACCGCCAGACCAACGAATGGGAGGACGGCGAGCCCCTGTTCTTGGGTGTCGCCGTGTGGCGCCAGCAGGCCGAGCACGTCGCCGAATCGGTCCAGCGCGGCATGCGCGTGATCGTCGTGGGCCGCCTCACGCAGCGCCAATACGAAGCCACCGACGGCAGCAAGCGCAGCAGTTACGAGATTCAGGCCGAGGAGGTCGCCCCGTCGTTGCTGCGCGCGACCGCGGTCGTAACCAAGGCCGGAGCGAACCAGGGCGGCGACCGGCAGCAGTCGCAGCAGCCGGCCCAGGCATACGGACAGCCCCAGAGCGACCCGTGGGCGACCGGCGGATACAGCAACGAGCCCCGGTTCTGACCGGGCCCCCTGCGACCGGCGCGCGACCGGTCGCGGGCCCGCCCGCGCGCGCGAGCTGTGGGCGTACTTCACGTTCATCAACTTCCGAACGAAGAAACCAGGAACAGGAGCACCGTCACGTGACCCGTATCCCCGACGCCGTCGCCGTCGCATCCCTCGACACTCACCGCCTGATCGTCACCGTGCCGAACGAGGGCCCTGCCGACATCGCGTGCAACCTTCCCCGGCCGGCCGCCGCTCACATCCTGCGGCAGCTCGCCAACAGCATTGAGGGCCCCGCCGGGGCATGCGACACCGCCCTCGCGACCGCCGCGCCGTGCCCCATCCACGACGCCCCCGTACCGCGCCCGACCGGCCTCGACCCCCTGCTCGACGCCGTCGCCGCCAAGCTGCCCGCCCACCACGCCGAAGCCCAGCAGGCGCCCGCGGATTGGGTGGCCGAGGTACGCGATGCCCTCGCGTTCAACGCATCCGCCGGTCACCCCGCCCTGATCACCGTTCGCGACGTGCTACTCGACGACGCTCCGCGCACACCCGAGCAAGCCCTCGCCGCCGCCCTGGTCCTGCTCGCCGCGCACACCCGCGAACTGTCCGCCCTCGCCCGGCAGCACTCCGACGAGTACCGCGACGAACACGGTGTCAACCGCAGCACCCGCGGCCTGCTCACCGGCATGGACAGCGTTCGGAAGCTGCTCGACCGTCGCGCCGACCGACTCGACGAGCAGGCGCAGCGATGACCGCCACCGAGCCGCGCCGCCGGCACTCCCGCGCCAAGGGTCGAGACCACGAACGCCGCGACCGCCGCGCCGCCCTCGACGTACTGCTCGCCCGCGCCGACCGCCGACGCCTGTCCCGTACCGAGGCCGCCCTGTTGCGCGAGTACGTCGTCGAGGAGCAGCGCACCGGCGACGAGTGCCGTAAAGCCAACGCCGGCAGCACGCGGGCCCTCGCCGAGCACCGCGAGGCCGCCGACACCGTCATACGCGAGCTTGAGGGCGACCTCGCCGAGGCACGGCAGCGCGCCGCGGACGCCGAGCAGCAGCTCGCCGCCGTTCGGACCGTACTGCCCACGCAGCCACGGCCGCGCCTCGGATTGCCGAACGCCCTCGCGTACGAGGACGGCCGACACGACATGGCTGACGCCGTACGGGACGCCCTCGCCCCCGCGGACCAGTCGTGACCGGGCCGACCCCGCCGGCCGTCGACGCCGAGCGCGCCCGCGCCGCCGGCGAGCAACTGGTCGCCGCCGTCCGGGCGTGGGCCGACGCCGTCGCCCCCGTACTGCGGACCGTCGCCGAGCAGTTCGCCACCCCCGCCGCCCAGCTGTGCGAGGCCGGCGTCGTCGACGACCAGGGCCGACAGACCCGCCGCGACCGTCCGGCGTGGCAGTCCCCGTACGGGCCCGCCCGCACCCGCCGCCGCAAGCACTGAGCACAGGAGCAGCCACACCATGACGACCACCCTCGCCGCCTCGCCAGTCGCCCGCCGCGCCGCCGTCGACCTCGCCGCCGTACGCGAACAGTGGGGCGACCTGCTCGCCGCCATATCCCGTCCGCCGGCCGCCGAATGGCCCCCGCGCGAGTGCTCTGGATTCCTCGACCAGCTCGCCGCCGACGACCTCGCCGAGGACGACCTCGACGAGCAGCAAGGCGCCCGCATCGGCCGTACGCCGCTAACGCTGCGCGAACACCCTGCCCCGCTCAACCTCGACGCCCTCGACGCCGCCCTCGAGGTCGAACGCGAGTTGTTCGACCTCGCCGACCGCGTCGCCGAGCAGGTGCAGCGCCCCATCCGGCACATCAAGCCTCTCACCTACGGCGCCCCCGCCGACAGCATCCCCGACCCCGACGACCGCGACGACCCAGCACGGTGGCACCTGCCCAACCACCGGGATAACGGGCCCGCCGCCGTGGCCTCGCCCGGATCACGCGCGTACGGGCTGCACTGGGCAGCGGTGTGGATCGAGGGCCGGCTACTCGGCGAGGGCACCGACGGCGATCTGTTCACCCCGGTACGGGCGTTGCAGCTTGAGGAGACGGCAACGGTGGCGCGCCGCGCCCGCGCCACCGTCGAGCGCGCGCTTGGCCGCGACGGACGCACGACCACCCTCGACGCACCGTGCCCATGGTGCGGCGGGCGCCTGCTCGGCCACACGAAGTCGGGGGGTGAGCCTGTGGTGACTTGCTCGACCGGTGCCGCATGCGGGGCGCCTGTCCTGCTCGACGTCCGCGGCCGGCGGGCGTGGCGGGGCGCCGGTCTAGTCGGCCTGTGGGTTGCGATGGAAGCCGCCTGCTAACGCTCGAGACGTGGGGAACCGCACACCCCGGACCGGGGGCTATGTGATGAGCATCACGCGCGCTCCGTACTGTAAAACCCCCGACTTCACGGGCGAAGGCTTGACCGGGAGAGAACCACTCTCCCCGCCCGAACGGGGCACAGCATGGCGAAGCACGCACGCGGCAACAACGCTTGGAAGGATGCCGCGAAGCGAGCAGGGCGCGCGATCCGTCGCGGCGCCTGCCGAGCGGCCGGACCGGTCGCCCTCGCGATCATCGAGGGTATGAGCGAGGCCGTCGCACAGGGGGTACTGAAGTAGCAGGACCTCAAAGAAGAGAAGGGCCCCGGGGTGCACACCCCGGGGCCCTTCCCATGTCGACGGTGCCGCGACGCGTACGCGGCACAAGGTGGCGGGACCCTCCGACCTATTCGGTCTGCCGTCTCGATGGCTCACCCCGAGTGTACTCGAATCATCGTTGGCAGCAGGCCCGTTCACGCCCCTTGATCGGCTGCTCGACGACAGGGAGCACCGACCCCAGGTGAACAGCCAGGGGACGCCGCGCCGCTGAGGCGACCCACCTCTCATCTGAAACTGTTTCACAAACGACTTGTGTAGTCACTTCACAACTCCCTACAGTAAGGCTCCCGCCGAACCTCACTCGGCGGACGCCGGACCTCACCCGGCACTCACCAACCAAGGGAGCAACCCCCATGGACGTCACGATCCCCGGCGCCCTAGCCGACCACCTCGCCGCGCAGTACATCGGCGACGAAGAGACCGCCGCCGCCCTCGACGCCGCCCGCCGCGGTCGCGGCCGGACGCTGGTTATCGAGCCGACCAGCACGCGCGTACTGCACGTGATCAGCCGGCACGCCGAGCACATCCTCAGCATTCGCGGCGCCCACACCCGCGCCCAGGTCGACGCCGCCCGCCTGTGGATCAAGCGCGCCGGCCACGCCCCCGCGATCCTCACCCACCGGTTCGAGGACACCGAAGAGGCGTACAACGCGACACAGTGCCGCGACGACATCCGCGACGGCGACGTATTGATCATCGAGCGCGAGGGCGTTGTCGGGTTCCTCCGTAGCGCGTGGCCGGCCGCCATCACCGCCGAGCACGGCGAGCTGCACAGCGTCGACGGCGACCCGCGCACCCTCGATGACGGCCGGTACGCGGCGAGCATCGAGGACGCCGAGCAGATCGCCCGCGAGCATGGGTTCGCCCTCGCCACCGAGCAGCAGCTCGACGCCGTCGAGGCCAAGGTCGCCGAGCAGTTCCACACCACCGCGCGCGCCACGGACGCCGTCGAGTACGCCGAGCAGGTCGAGGCCGGCGTCGAGACCGTCGCCGACGCCGAAGCGCTCTACGCCGCGCAACTGGTCACCGAGGCCGACGCCACCGACGGCACGTGGCGGGGCGAATGGATCGGCCAGCACCCCGACGACGGCCTGTTCACCCTCGAGCCCGCCGCCGACCAGGGCGCCCTGTTCGACGACCGCGCCGCCGCATTGGCCGCCGACCGCGCCGCCCTCGACGCCCACCTCGCCCGCACGTACCCCGCCCTGTTCGCCCCCGAGCAGCCGCGCCCCCTCGAGCTCGAGCCCGCTCTCATATGGGCCGTGACGCATCACGGTGTGATCCGCGGCGAGTGGCAAGGGTTCTTCATGTGCGGACTCGGCCGACGCGAGGCCGAAAACCGCGCCCGCGCGCTGCGCTACACCGGCAGCAAGGACGTACAGGTGGTGCCATGCGAGCACGGCCCCCACTCCCACCGCGACGCCCGCATCGCCGCACGCTGCGAAGGGTGCGGGTACCCGATCCCGACCGGCGAGGAGTGGCACGAGGGATGCCGCCCCCGCCCGCGTCCGACCCCGCTCGACCGCGCACGCCTCGCCGCCGAGCGCGACGCCGGGTACGCCCGCGCCCTCGAGGCATCCGCCCGCGTCGCCTACCTCGACGACGAGCCCCCGTTCTAACCCGACCGGCCCGCCCTCACCTCGAGGGCGGGCCCCGACCCCACTAACAGGAGCAGCACCACGTGAGCGCCAGCGACCAGCCGACCAGCCCTGAGGAACAGCTACGCGCCGGAATCTTCGCCGCCGTTGAGGAGTACAAGCGCGCCAAACGTGCCGCCGACGCCAACCACGACCAAAACACTCTTGACCTCGACTACGTGCGATGGATCGCCGACAACTACGGCGCATCCCGTGAGGACGGGTCCGAGGAACTGACCTCATTCCTCGAAGAACTCGCCAACGAATTGGACCTCGACGAGGTGCGCATCCTCCGCATGGCAGGCGAGGCCGCCGTCGCCGTCACACCCCGCGTGATCGAAGGCGCGGCTGAACGCGGGATGAAGCCACCGCGCATCGCCGACGAGATCGGCCTCACACCTTCGCGCGTGTACGGCATCCTGCGCGAGCAGCGCGCCAAAGATGAGCGGGCAGTGGTAGACGCCTTCTTTTCCGCCTCGAGAAGCAATCAGAAGACCGACGACCAGTAACCCAGGAAGCAGCGCGGGCCCGATCCGGCGACCTCACCGCCGTACGGGCCCGACTCACCACAGACGGGAGCAACCCCCGACCATGGCTAAGCCCAACCCTACCGAGACCCGCCGCAACCTCCCGCCCGCGGTAGGCCGGTCCATGTCCGTGCGCATCCTCGACGAGGGCATGTACGACGACCTCGCCGTGATCATGAGCACCGGATGCGACGCGTCCGCCGCCGTCCGACAGGCGTTGCTCATCCTTGCGAACGTGTACTACGAGGCATGGAGCCGCGGGCACTACCCGCACGGTGTGGCCCCCGTGATCACGTCGGCGAACCTCCAGCCGTATCAGCCCGTCCGACAGGCTGACCAGGCCGTATGACGCGCCCGCGCCCGCCGTACGACAAAGCGTGGCATGCGTACGACCGGACGCGAACGCTTCCACACGCGTCGGTTGTCGCCTTGCGCACCGCCCCCGCCGGGGGCGGTGCGCATCAGTGTCAGTCGCTGTCGCGGGTCGGCCGATGCCACTCGTCGTGCAGACGCCGAAGGGCCTGAAGTGCCCGGCATGCCTTGTCGGACAACGCTGGTAACTGATCCAAGACGTAGGCGAGAACGAGGAACCCCGCCCCAAGCGTCGTGACTATCTCCATCCGAACCGACTTACCTTCCCGTTGGGGCGGCGGTCCGGAGCGGGCAGCCTCGGACATCCGCCATCTGGCGATAAAGTCCGAGAACCCAGCTCGTTACTGCGGATCTCGCGGGATGCTGCGCTTACAGCAACCCAACGCGCTTGCTTGTGTTGCATCACTCGCAGCGCGGTAGTACGCATTGGGGGCGAGATGTAACGAGCACCTGGCCCTCATAGGCCATTATGCCTCAGCTCTGAGCGGTGCTCGCACCGCTTGCCTTGTTACCTTTCCGTGATCTATTCTGGGCCGCGTCTTCGGCGTGCCCAGAAACAGCCCGCCCCACCGAACGCCCCGCTGGCATCACCTGCGGGGCGTTTGGCATGCCCGACGCAAGGAGGTGACGCCATGGCTCGACCGATCACCGACGACGACCGCGAGCAGGTGCGCACCCTCCACGCGCAGGGCAAGAGCCGCAACGAGATTGCCCGCATAATCCGGCGGTCACCCTCGACCGTTTCCAAGATCGCCGCCGCGTTCGAGCCGCCCCTCATATTCGACCGCGCCGGCGAGGTGGCCGTCGCCACCGAGGTACGTCGCGCCGACCTCGCCGCACGCCGCGCCCAGCTCGCCGAGCAGCTGCACGACGACGCCGAGCGCCTACGCGCCCAGCTCTGGGAGCCGTGCACGATCGGTGCGTTCGGCGGCAAGGACAACGTATGGACCGACACACACCTCGCGAAGCCAACGTTCGGCGACCAACGGCAGATCATCGCCGCCACAGGAACCGCGATTGAGAAGTCGCTCAAGCTCGCCCCCGCGGCCGGCAGCGAGGGCGCCGAGCAGGTGCGTTCGATGCTCGGAGCACTCGGCGACGCGCTGACCCGCGCAGCCGGCGACGACGCCGACGACGGGGGCGCCGACGGGGGGTGAGCCAGTGCTCGACCTCGACCGTCTGCCCCTGTCCCGTAAGCAGCTGCGCAGCATCGGACAGGCCAGCCGCCGTATCAACCTGTGGCACGGGTCGGTTCGTTCCGGGAAGACCATCGCGTCGCTGCTCGCGTTCGTGATCGCCGTCGCCGGGGCCGGTCCGTCCGGCCTGATCATCGTCTGTGGCCGGTCGCTCCAGACGATCGAGCGCAACGTGTTGGAGCCCCTACAGGACGCCGCGTTGTTCGGCCCCCTCGCCCGGCACGTCGTGCACACCAGGGGCGCCACCACCGCGAGCATTCTCGGCCGGACCGTCCATCTGATCGGCGCCGCCGACGCGCGCGCCGAGGGCCGCCTACGTGGCCTTACCGCCCAGCTCGCGTACGTGGACGAGGCGACGCTACTCCCGGAAGGGTTCTGGACCCAGCTGCTCGCCCGCCTGTCCGTGCCCGGCGCGCGCCTGTACGCGACCACGAACCCCGATAGCCCGCGGCACTGGCTCAAGGCCGGGTACATCGACCGCGCCCACGAACTCAACCTCAGAGCGTGGCACTTCAAGCTGTCCGACAACCCGTCGTTGTCGCCCGAGTATGTCGCCGACCTCGCCGCCGAGTACGTCGGACTGTGGCGTCGCCGGATGATCGACGGCGCGTGGGTTGTCGCCGAGGGCGCGATCTACGACATGTGGGACGAGGGGCGGCACGTCGTTGCCGAACTCCCCGACGTGCGCCGGTACTGGCTCGGGTGCGACTACGGCACCACGAACCCATTCTCGGCGATCCTGCTCGGCGAGGGAGTCGACGACCGGCTGTACGTCGCCGCCGAGTGGCGGCACGACAGCCGCGCCACGCACCGCAGCATGACCGACGCGCAGTACAGCGCCGCCGTCCGGGCATGGCTCGCCGACCTCGGCATCGTCCCCGAGTGGACGTTCATCGACCCGAGCGCGGCGTCGTTCTCAACGCAGATGTGGCAGGACGGACACGCCGGCCTCGCGCGCGCCTCGAACGACGTCGCCGACGGCATCCGCAGCGTGTCGAGCCTGCTCGCCGCCGGCCGCCTGCTCGTACACGAGTCGTGCGAGGGACTGCTCGACGAACTGCCCGGCTACAGCTGGGACCCGAAAGCCACGGAACGCGGCGAGGACGCCCCGTTGAAGGTGGACGACCACAGCGCCGACGCACTGCGCTACGCCGTCCACTCCACCGCGCACGAGTGGCGCCACCTCCTAACTAAAACGGTGGTGACTCCAACTCGCCCAAAGCTTCCGTGAGGAACTTCTCACGGGCCCTGCCCAAGCGATCATTGAACTTTTCATGATTTCGCCACCAGTGCCGCCAATCGGCCTCGTCGTCGGCTAGCGCAAGCAGGTGAGAGAGCACTGTGGTTGCTTCTCCGCAAACGGATTCGGCAGCCTCTCGAACCTCTCTGGGGCCTACAAGAGCAACGTGAGGCAGAAGTTCACCCAAAGCGTCAAGATCCCTTTTAAGAGCCATAAGCCGGGCTCGTTGCTGCTCCCAGTCTGGCCCCGGACCACCGGCGTGGTCGGAAACTTCGGCCGCCCAGTCCCTCAACGCAGCTGCCAACTGTGCCGATGCTGTCCAGAATTCCCGATACACGGGCCTGCGTTCGTCACGGAGCAACCGCGCATGCTCGACCCTGCCTTGATCCCTCACTTGCCCGCGCGACGCTGCGTACGCCAAGAACGCACCGACAACCCCGCCGACCATGCCGACACCGGCCCCAAGCACAGCCGCTATCCCTTGATCCATATCAGCATTCTGCCCGGACCAACGATTACTGTGCCGAACCTTCGACGACCCTAGGAGGTGGAATTCAGTGCCGCTCCCTGACAACGGCGCCGCATGGCCGCCCCCGGTGTGGGCCCCGTACTACGCCGAGATGCGCCTCGACGACGCGTGGTACAGCGGCGACTGGCGCCGCCTCGCGCGTGTCTACGGCAGTCACCCGCGCCCCGCGGAACGCCGTCGGCTGTGGGGGCGACGAGTCGAGCAGCACCCCGGACGGCCCGAGCACCGCCTACACGTGCCCCTGGCAGGCGACATCGCGTCGACCTCGGCCGACCTGCTGTTCGCGGACATGCCGACGATCAAGGTCGACGACAAGCCGACACAAGACCGCCTTGAGCAGCTGCTCGACGAGGGACGCGTACAGCAGACCCTTTTGTCGGGCGCCGAGCAGGCCGCCGCCCTCAGCGGCGTGTTCCTGCGGGTGACATGGGACCGCGACCTAGTCGACCGGCCCCTGTTGACCGTGTGCCAGCCCGACGGAGCGATCCCCGAGTTCCGGTTCGGCATGCTGCGCGCCGTGTCGTTCTTCCGCGAACTGCCCGGCTCGACCGAGGCGACCGTATGGCGCCACGTCGAGCGGCACGAGTCCGGCCGCATCGTGCACGCCCTCTACCAGGGCACACGCGACAACATCGGCCGCGCCGTCCCGCTCACCGAGCACACCGAGACGGCCGACCTGGTCGACTCCCTCGGCGAGGACGGCGTCAGCATCGCGACCGGCATCCGCGATCTCACGGCCGCGTACGTGCCCAACATGCTGCCCAACCGGGCGCACCGCGGGAGCCCGATCGGGCGCAGCGACTACGCGGGCGTACACGACCTGTTCGACGCCCTCGACACCACATGGACGTCATGGATGCGCGACATCCGGCTCGCTCGCGCGAGGCTGATCGTCCCGGACGGTTACCTACGCGACCACGGCCCCGGACAGGGCGCGAGTTTCGACGACGACCGCGAAGTGTGGCACTCCCTCAAGATGCCGCCGAACGAGGGCAGCGGAATCACGCTGAATCAGTTCGAAATCCGAGTCGAGGAGCACCGCGCCACGGCCGAAGCACTGATGAGGCAGGCCGCGCAGGCCGCCGGGTACAGCCCGCAGTCTTTCGGCCTCGACGGCGACGGAGCAGCGATCACCGCAACCGAGGTCGACAGCAAAGACCAGCGGAGCATGGTCACCCGGAAGAAAAAGGCCGGGTACGCCCGGCACCCCCTCGCCGACATGCTGCACGTCATGCTGCAAATCGACGCCGCCCAGTTCGGCAGCAGGATCACGCCCGCGCGCCCGCGGGTGGAATTCGGCGACGGGGTCGCGGAGTCCGAGCAGACGACGGCGACCACCCTCGACCTGCTCAACCGCGCCGGAGCCGTGTCGACCGCGACCAAGGTTAAGATCCTTCACCCGGAGTGGGACGACACCGCAGTACAGGCCGAGGTCGCGGCGATCCTCGCCGAGACCGGAGCAGCGGCACCAGACCCAGTTGGGAGCTTCCCTCTCAGTTAAGAGGTGCAGGAGCCCAGCGCTTCGATTCAGCGTCCCACCCGTACGACACAAACTCGCCGTCGATCGCCCCGAAACAGGTCCATCCCTCGGATCTCCAACTGATCACGAGCCTGATGTCGCTCTGCGGTGGTTCCGCTGCACATAGATCCGGAAGTTGTTTTAGCGCCTCAACAGGCAAATCAGGCGAAAAGGTGATCCGCCCGCCCTGTTCCGTGCGCAGCTCGATGCGACGGGGTTCCACTCCCGGCTCTTGCCCGACCTGACGCCTCAGGAATCGGCGCACTGCGGTCCGTGTCGCTTCGTCGATTGCTCCAGCCAGCCGGTTCCCAAAGTGCGTGGCTATAGCGGAAATGAATGGTGCTGCTGCGGTTGCCACCGTGGCGGCGACCACAACCCCTGCCCCCTGCGTGTACCAAGCTGGTGGCGAGTATTCGATTTCGAAGTCGTCTTCGAAGTCGTCAAACTCGTGGTCCTCTTGAAGATCACTCCAGTCAACCTTGATCAGGTCCCTGTCGCTGGCCATACCGCGCTCACTCCCATCTCTTGAACGATGATGCGTCAAACTTATTGCTTGGGAAGCCATTTTTTGCCCAACAGGGGGTGTGATGTCGATCCACCCCGGCATGGTCGAACCCCTCGCCGACCGCACCCGCGACCTGTACGCCGAGGCCGAGGCCCGCCTGTTGGGCATCATCGCCAGGCAGCTCGCCGCCGGCCTTGACGCGCCCGGATGGGTCGAGCGCAAGCTCGCCGCCGTCCAGCAGCTACACCGCGCTTCGCAGGCGGTTGTCACCGAGTTGGGGAAAGCGGTCGAGCTGGAAGTGTTCGACGCGGTCGCCTCGGCATACAACGAGGGACACCGCGCCGCGGTCGCCGAGTTGGGCGCCCTGTCCGACGACGCCCGCGCCCTGGTCGACGACGTAATCCCTAACGCTCAGGCCGTCGACCGGCTCGCACAGGAAACGGTCGACGTGGTCACCTCGACGCACCGCTCGATTCTGCGGGCCGTCGTCGACCGGTTCCGGGCGATCGTCGCCGAAGTCACCGCCACGCCCCTGCTCGGCACCGGCACCCGCCGACACGCCACGCAAGACGCCATGCGCCGGTTCGCCGACGAGGGCATACGCGCTTTCGTCGACCGCGCCGGGCGCCGATGGCAGCTCACCTCTTACGCGGAGATGGCCGTACGGACATCCGTCGCCCGTGCCGCGACCGAGGCGCACACGCGCACGCTCAGCGACGCCGGTATCGACCTGGTGATCGTCAGCGATGCCCCGCGCGAGTGCCCGCTCTGTCGCCCGTGGGAGGGCCGCGTACTGGCCATCGACGGACCGACCGGCGAGCGCGAGGTCGAGGTCGAGCACGCCACCGACGACGGCCGCATGATCCCCGTACAGGTCGCGGGCACCCTCGACGAGGCACGCCTCGCAGGGCTGCAACACCCCAACTGCCGTCACTCCGTCAGCGCCTACACCCCAGGTCTGACTGTGTCCGAGCAGGCCAGCAGCGACCCCGGCGGGTACGAGGCCGGACAGCGACAGCGGGCGATCGAGCGGCACATCAGGAAGTACAAGCGCCGCGAGGCCGCCGCCGTCACGCCCGAGGCGCAGCGCGCCGCACGGCTCAAGCTGCGCCAGTGGCAAGGCGCCATGCGGTCGCACCTCGCCGCGAACCCCGACCTACGCCGGTTGCGGCATCGCGAGCAGCCGGGCGCCTCGAACCTCCCCGAGAAGCGGACCGAGGCGACGCCCGAGCAGGTCGAGGCCGCACGCGTGTGGTCGGGCGACGAGCAGACCGTACGGGAGATGAGCGACGACCAGCTCGCCGCCGCCGAACGTTCCCGCCTGCTCGACGACCGCGCCCGCGCCCGGATCGAGGCCGAGGCCGACCGCCGCGACCTCGACGACCTGCTCGCCCGCATCCGGCCCGGCGGCACCCTCGCGGATGACCTGACCGGGTTCAGCGACACCGAACTCGCCCGCGCCTACGTCCACCTCGACGACGGCGACGCACTGCGCGTCATGGCGGAGATGGACCGGCGCGACCTCGCCACCCGCCTACCGGGTGTCTCCCCGGACCTGGTCGGCCTGTCCGACCACGACCTCGCCGCGCGCGCCCGCGGCGCCGACCCGGACACGCTCGCCCTGCTCGCCGCCGAGGCCGGTCGCCGCGACCTGCTCACCCGCCTGTTCCCCGGCGGGCAGCTGCTCGGCGACCTGTCCGACGTGAGCGACGACGAACTCGCATGGTGCATGCAGTACGCCACCAGCGAAGAACTGCTCAGGATCGCCGCCGAGATGGACCGCCGCGACGCCTTCGACCTCCCGCCCCCGGCGGACACGGGCGACGCCGTCGCCGACATGCTCGCCGACCGCGACGCCCTCGCCGAGGCCATGGCACCCGCGCCGGACCCGGAGCAGTGGGGGCACCTCGCGGACGACGAGACGTTCGCCGCCGAGGCCGCCGCCCACAACGAGGACAGCGGCAACACCGACGAGCGGCACACGATCACCCGTCGCGAGGCCCGTGCCCTGTACGACGAGTACGTCTACCGCCAGTACCTACAGGCCGAAGAGGACTGCAACGGGTACCTACTCAACCGCAAGGCTCGCGATGCCGGGATCAACCCGGTTTCCTTGTTCTCCGGGCCCGCGCGTATCGCGTACGCGCGCGCGTCCGACGAGCTGAAAGAGTGGTGGAAGGAACACGGCCGACTCACTCAGGCCGAGTTCATCGAGCAGGTAGTCGGCAAGCCCCAGCGATGGGCCGACGGCGCCCGCAAGAACGAATCCGACCACCAGGCCAAGAGGTAGGGGGCGCAACGTGGGCACACGCGAGGACATCGTCAAGGCAGTTGAAACCGGCCGCGAGGCCGGGCGGAACGGCGAGCAGCCGACCGCCTGCCCGTACCCGCGGTCGTCAGCGCTGCGTACGGCGTGGATTCGCGGCTATGCCGAGACCCGCCCTGTGTCGTCCCAGCCGGAGACGACCAGCTAGCACCCACTACCGACAGCACTTCCCGAAGGGGGCCCGCCAGGCGCGGGCCCCCTTTCGCATGCCCGACACGCGGTGCGCCAGGCGCGCGCCGCCCTGACTACGGCTCCAGGAGGGCCCTATGTCCACCCCGACCCCGAGCGCGCCCGCCGCGCCATCCACCGCCCCCACCGCGCCGCAGGCACCCGCGCCGACCACGCCCGCGAGCACCCCGCCCGCGCCGCCGAGCCCCACCGCGCCACCGGCCACGCCCGAGGGCGGCGAACCGCAGGATGTCGCGAGCCTGCCCGCATGGGCTCAGAAGCTCATCACAGACACCCGCGCCGAGGCCGCGAACTACCGCACCCGCGCACAGGCCGTCGAGCAGGGGCAGCAGCCCGCCGCCCCCACGCCCCCCGCGCCCGCACCGGCCGACGCCCCCGAGGGTGATGTAAGCCGACTCCCGCAGTGGGCACAGCGCGCCATCACCGACGGCCAGAGCGCCGCCCGCCGCGCCGCCGTACAGGCCGCGGTCATCCAGGCCGCGCCCGCCGCCGGGGCCGACGTGGCCCGCCTGCTCGACTCCCAGTCGTTCGCCGCCACCCTCGCCGGCGTCGACCCCGCCGACACGACCGCGATCACACAGGCGATCACCAACGCCGTGACTGCACAGCCCTGGCTCGGCATCGCGCCGACCGGGCCCGCCCGCGGGGGCGCCGACTTCGGCAGCACCGGAACCGGCCAGGTCACCGCCGAGCAGTTCGCCCGCATGTCCTACGCCGAGCGCGTCGAGCTGCACCAGTCCGACCCCGACACCTACCGGCGCCTCGCCGGTTCCTGACCACGCCCGGCACCGCGCCGGGCCCCGACGCCCGGCGACCGCGCCGGAGAAAGTGAGCAGCAGCAATGCCGCAGACCACCGCCGCCGCGATGATCGTCCCCGAGGTATGGGGCGACATGGCACAGGCCCAGTTCATCGGAAAGGTGCGCGTCGCCGGTTCCTCGGCCGTCATCGACGACAGCACCCTCGAAGGTGCGCCCGGCGACACGATCCACTTCCCGAAGTGGGGCGCCCTCGGCGACCTCGACGAGCTGTCCGAGTCCACCCCCATGACGCCCGCCGCGATGTCCACCGACGACGCCACGGCGACGATCAAGGAAGTGGGCAAGGCCGTTGAGATCACCGACAAGGCCCGCCTTGTCTCCCTCGGCGACCCCGAGGCCGAGGCCCGTCGGCAGTTCGGCGTACTCGCCGCCCGCAAGGTCGACGCCGACCTGATCGCCCAGGCGCAGGCCGACGAGACCGCGCAGGGCGGGGGCAACCCGTTCCGCTTCACCACCGCCGCCGGGAAGACCAAGTTCACATGGCTTGACGCCATGGTTCCGGCCATCGGCCAGTTCGGCGACGAGTGGGAGCCGAACGACTTCGCCGGCCTCTACATCAACAGTGTGCAGCTCGGCGAGGCTATGGCCGACCCGCAGTTCATCGACGCATCCAAGCTCGGTAGCGGCGAGACCGCCGCCGTAACCGGCAGCATCGGCCGTATCGGCGGCGTATCCGTGTTCGTGACCAACCGTGTCGCGGCCGGAAAGTTCCTGCTCCTCAAGACGGGCTCGCTCGGCCTGCTCTACAAGCGGCGCCCCCTGGTCGAGTCCGACCGCGACATCCTCGCCCGCTCCACCGTCGTGACCACGACCCTCCACTACGCCGTGAAGCGGCTGAATGACCGGGGCGTCGCCGTCGGCACCCTCGCCACCACCTGACCAGGAAGGAGAGCGCCGCCGTGATGCTGCGCCGCTACCACCCCCGTGACCCCGAGGACTCCGACACCGCGCCGGACGAGCAGGAGATCACCGACGACGCCCCGCAGGCCACGAAGCAGGCGGGGCGTTCGCGTTCCAGCAAGACCGCCAAGGAGGGGTGACCGGTGGCCGGTCGCGTCTACGCCACCCCCGAGCAGTTGACGGCGTGGACCGGCCAGCCGGCCCCAGCCGACGCCGAGCGGCTGCTCGCGCGGGCGTCCGAGGACATCGACGACGCCCTACTCACCGCCTGCTATCCCACGGACGCCGCCGGGATGCCGACCGATCCGGCGACCGTGCAGGCCCTCGCCGAGGCCGCATGCGCCCAGGTCGAGTACCAGCTCGCCACGGGCGACGACAGCACGGGCGCCGCGGGCCGGTGGGGAAGCGTGTCGATCGGCCCCGTGTCCCTCGGCGACCGCCGCGACTCCTCACAGGCCGCCGGCGACGTAGACCTCGCCCCCCGCGCCCACCGCGGGCTGAAACGGGCTGGACTGCTGCCGGGGGTGATCTGGTGAACGTCCCCCGGTGGCTGCTGCGGCACCGGATCAAGGTCGAGCCGTACCTCGGCGACAGCGCGTACGGCCCGACGTACGGCCCGCCCGTCGAGGACGTGCCCGCCCTAGTCGCCGAGAACATCCGGACCGTGCGCGACCGCGAGGGCCGCGAGGTCACCAGCACCGCGCAGATCATCGCCGAGCCCGGCCTCGACTGTCCGGCCGAGTCACGGATCACTCTCCCCGACGGCCGCACCACCAAGGCGATCAGCGTCGCCCACCACACCGCGCCGGGGCTCCCGGTGCCGCAGTGCACGGAGGTGAGCGCCGAATGACCCAACGCGCCCGCCTGAGATGGAACGGCGCCGCCGCCATGCGCGGCACCCGCGCCGGGGCCGTGCGAGGTCTGCGCATCGCTGCCGAGCACGTCCTCGCCGAGTCGCGGAAGATCGTCCCCATTGAAGAGGCCACCCTCGAAAGGTCGGGCGTGGCCACGGTCGACGAGTCGTCGCTCACGGCCGCCGTGTCGTACGACACCCCGTACGCGATCAGGCAACACGAGGAACTGAACTACCGGCACGACGCCGGACGATCGGCGAAGTACCTCGAACGCCCGCTCACCGAGCAGGCCGACACCGTCGCCGAGATCATCGCGGCGCAGCTGCGGAGGTCGCTCCGTGGCTGACCTCGACCCGCTCGACGGCGTCGCCCGCCTGCTCGCCGCCCGCGGCCTGGTCGCCTACGACCCGACCGGCACGACCGGTGACCTGTTCGTCGAGATCATGCCGCCCGCGCCCGATGCCGCGGTCGCCCTGTGGCTCTACGACGGCGAGGCGCCCGACACCCGCAACGCCTACGACACCCCGCGCCTACAGGTGCGCGTGCGCGGCGGGCCCGACCCGCGCGTCTCCCGCCGCCGCTGCTGGGCGATCTACAGCGCACTTCACGGCCTCGCGGGCGTCGCCCTCGCCGATGGGACGTGGCTCATCCTCGCCGCTGCGCGCGGCACCCCGGCCCCCATGGGCCCCGACTCCAGCGGCCGGCACGAGCACGTGATCAACTTCGACCTTGACGTGTCTGCACCCACCGACCACCGGCTCACATAGGCGACAGGCCCTAGCATGCGCCACGCGATCCCGCACCCACATCACACCGCATTCACCCTATCGGGTGAACCTTGCGGCGTTTTTCCTTGGCACACGCGCGCGCGTATAGTGTATAAATTAATTATACTGGAGAAACATGAATGAGATTGATTGAGTAATTTCAAATAAGTTCTTATTCAAATCAATTCTTATTTTCCGCGCGTGCGCGCGAGGGCCGTTCCGCCGCATACCCCGCTCCCCCTTTTGCGCTAAGTTCGCCGCATGAACGAATTCACGACGGTCGTTGCGCCCCTCACCGCTTCCACGGGCGCAATCATCAGCGCGGTAATCATCACGGCCATAGCGCATCCTGACCCGTCAGCGCGGGTACGGGCGTTGCGTGTCCTTGACATCCTTTTCGTGCGGCGGAACGGTAACTAATGACAGCGTGACTTCAACATAGGTTCGGAATTCAAAAAGGCCGGGACTGACTCTGTCATCCCGGCCTTTCACATGCTCAGGAGGAAAACATATGGGGCGCCCAATCGACGCCCGAAGCTGGGAATTCGAGGTCGAGACCGCTACGGCGGACACGTTCGTACGCCTCGGCAACCTCACCAGCTGGACCCACAACCCCGGCGAGAACGAAGAGACCGCCGATACGACCACGTTCGATTCCGACGGGTATTACGAGCAGGACATCATGCAGCGGGGCGCGACGATCGAGGTCAGCGGCCTGTACGCGGCCACGGCCGGCACCCGCGACCCCGGACAGGACTACGTCGACAAGGTGTGGGCGTACAAGTTCGGCGAGGAGTCGCGCGGAACCCTGCGGTACCGGCACACCTCACAGGACCAGTGGACCGTATGGGAATGCACGGTCACGCCCGGCGAGCAGGGCGGCGAGACGAACGCCAAGACCTCATGGGGCGCGACGTTCACCCGGTGCGGCGCCCCGACTACCGCCCCGGTGGTGACGGGACCGTGACCGAGCAGCCGATCGAGCCGACCGAGGTCGAGGTCGCCGATTTCGACGCGTTTTTCGCCGAGCAGGCCGAGCCGGAACGGCAGGGCGTACCGCTCAAGCTGTACGGACGGACGTACGTCCTCCCGCCGACCCTGCCCGCCCTGTTCACTCTCCAGCTGCACCGGGTGCAGCACTCCGCCCGCCCCGACGACATCCGGCGCCTGCTCGGCTCCCTGTTCGGGCCGGACGCGGTCGACCACTGGACCGAGGCCGGCATGGACGACCGCCGCCTCGGCATCGTCCTGCTGTGGTCGACGGCCAACGTCGCCGATCCGGGCGCCGTGTCCATGGAGCGCGCGGCGCGGCTGTACGACGAGCGCGAGGCCGCGAAGGGAAAAGCGGCGCCGCGGCAGACCCCGGCCAAGCCCCGCCCGAAGGGCAAGGGCAAGGGCAAGGGGAAGCCGCGGAGTTCTGGCACTCGGTCCTGACCAACTGGGGCGCGGTCGAGTCTGACCTCGCCCAGACCTACGGCCTGTCGGCCGACGACATCGCGCGCCTGTCCACGCGCGCGTTCCTGGTCCGCATCGCCGGTCTGCCCGGCGAGTCACGGTTCGCCCGTGCGTGGCGCTCGACGCCCCGCGTCGTGACGGACCCCGGCGAGATCGCCCGGCTCACCGGGCAGTGATCAACAACCACAACTGAATAGCGGCGCGCGCCGTTGGGGGGTGCTCCTTGGGTTCCCTCACCATCGGCGAGCTGGTCGGTTTCATCGACCTCGACGACTCCGGGGCACAGCGCGGAGTCGACCGCACCGAGGCCGCTCTCGTTGGTCTCCAGCAGGACGCAGACGGCCGGTTGCGCGACATGCGCGGCCGGTTCGCTGTGGCCGGCGCGGAGATGGGCGGCGCCCTCGGCGACGGCATCGGCGGGGGCGCCGAGGAAGCCGGCCGCGGCCTGGCGGGCATCGGCCCGCTGCTGGGCGCGGCCAAGACCTCGACGCTTGCCCTGTCGGGCGCGTCGGTCGTTGCGGCGGGTGCGCTCGCCGCCGTGCCGTTGGCCGTGATCGGCCTCGGCGCGAAGGTGCTCGCCGAGAACGAGCAGGTCAAGGGCGCATTTACCGACCTCGGCGAGCACGTCAAGGGGCGAATGCAGGAACTCGCCGCCCCGTTGGTCGAGCCGTTCGTCAACGCCGCCGACCAGTTGGGCGGCATCTTCGACGACCTCGCCCCGCAGATCGGCGCCCTGTTCAAGGGCGTCGCCCCGCTCGTCGAGCCACTGGTCGAGGGGATCGGAGCCCTCGCCAAAGGCGCGATGCCCGGCCTGGTCTCCGCGGTCGAGGCCGCGGGCCCGGTCATCGACGCCCTGTCGACCGGACTCGGCGCGGTCGGCGACGGCATCGGCGGGTTCTTCGAGGGCGTCGCCACGGGCGCCGGCGGCGCGGCCGAAGGGCTCGGCGGCCTGCTCGGCGCGGTCGGCGAAATCCTGCCCGCCGTCGGGCAACTGATCGGCGCACTCGCCGAGGCCGGCGGGCCCGTGCTCGCCGCGCTCGCCCAGGCGCTCGCCCCCGTAGTGAAGAGTCTCGCGGACGCGCTCGGCCCCGCCCTGGCCAAGCTGGGCCCGCCGCTCGCCCGGTTGGCGACCTCGCTCGGCGACGCCCTGTTGCCGATCGTCGATGCGCTCGGCCCTGTGCTCGCCTCCGCCGCGGGCGCGTTCGGCGAGCTGATCGACGCCGTGTCGCCGCTGCTGCCACTGCTCGGCGGCATGATCGCGTCCGTTCTGCCCGCGCTCACGCCGCTACTCGACGCGCTCGCGGTGATCTTTCAGCAGATGGCGCCCGTCATCGAAGAGGTAGCGGGCGTGCTCGGTAGCACACTGATGCCCGTATTCGCGGTATTGCCGCAGGTCATCGCGCCTATCGCCGAGATGCTGGGGCAGCTCGCCGCCGCGATCCTGCCGATTCTGGTCGACCTGATCGCCGCCCTGTCGCCCGCGCTGATGACGATCGGGCAGGCGTTCGCGCAACTGCTCGTTGCCCTGTCGCCGCTGATCGTCGCCGTGGGTGAGCTGCTGATCGGCGCACTCAACGCGCTCATGCCGATCATCGAGCCGCTGATCGGCCTCATCGGGCAGCTCGCCGGAATCTTCGCGAACGGCCTCGCCGCCGTGATCGAGCAGGTGGTCGTACCCGTCATCGGCGCCATCGTCGCGCTGCTTCAAGGCGACTTCGACCAGGCATGGCAACTCGCCAAAACGGCCGTGTCGAACGCCGCGAACCTGATCGGCGAGGCCGCGACCAGACTCGCCGAGTGGGTCGGTAACGGCATCTCCACCGCGGTCGCCTGGATCAACGGACTGCCCGGCCGCGCGTACAGCGCGCTCGCCCCGCTCGCCGGCAAGCTGCGCGACCGCGCGGAATCAGCCCTGCGCAGCTTCAAAGACTCGATCGTCAGCAAGGCGCGCGAGGCCATCGCATGGGCGCGCGGACTACCCGACCAAATCTCATCGGCGATCGGCAACCTCAATTCGCTGCTGGTCGACAAGGGGAAAGACGTCGTTCGCGGCCTGCTCAACGGCGTGAAGAGCATGGGCGGTTACCTGAAATCCCAGCTGGTCAGCTTCGCAAAAAACATGATCCCCGGCCCCATCGCTGACGCATTGGGCATCGCTTCACCGTCCAAGGTCATGGCGCGCGACGTGGGCCGCTGGATTCCCGCCGGCCTGGTCAAGGGCATCGAGGGCGGCGCCGGGGCCGTGGACCGCGCAATGTCCAGCCTGGTGACCCCGCCCGCCGTCCCGTCCCTCTCGCCCACCCTCGCGGGCGCGGGCGCGTACGGCTCACCGTTCGCCGCCCCCTCGACCGGCGGCGCCCTGGTGCACGTCGAGCACTGGCACGCCGCCGAGAACGGCACCCCCGACGACAACGCCCGCGCGCTCGCGTGGCTGGCCAAAGCGAGGGGGTGACCATGGCGCCCGGTTCCCTGCTCACCCGCCCGGGACAGGTGCAATACGGCGAGCTGCTGCTCGGCGCGGGCACGCCGTACCGATGGCGCGGTATCACCGGGTGGGAGGAACTTCCCGCCCTCGACTCCGGCACAGTGCCGCGGTCGGACGCACACGGCGCGATCCCCGGCGGCCTACTCGCACAGGCCCGGACGATCGGCCTCGACGGGTTGGTCATCCGGGCCCCGCGGGCGTCCGTCGGCGCGGTCGTCGCCACCCTCAACGCGGGCACGGTGCCGGTCGAGGACGAGCGCCCGTTCGTGGCGTGGCTCGACGACCGCGGGCCCCTACTCGCGTACGCCCGCGCCACCCGCCGCGCGGTACCGGCGGCCCTCGGGTACCGCCTCGGCACGATCACGGGCGGCGCCTTGGAATTCGTCGCGACCGACCCGCGCCGGTACGCGCTCGCCGAACAGGTCGCGTCCGCGATGCTGCCCATGTCCGAGCCTGGTCTGTCGTGGCCGCTGGTGTGGCCGCTGGACTTCGGCGCGCCCGGCAGCACAGGCGCCATCAGCACGACGAACATCGGGGACGCCGAGGCACACCCCGTGATCGAGTTCCGCGGGCCGGTCGCCCGGCCGTCGCTGACCAACATCGGCACGGGCGATGCGCTGGAGTACGACATACCGCTCGCCGCCGACGACGTGCTGATCATCGATACCAGCGCCGGCACGGTCACCCTCAACGGCACCGCGTCGCGGATCTACACCGCGACCTCGCGCAGCGTGCCCGAGCAGACGTTCACGCTCGCCCCCGGCACAACGAACCTCCACTTCCGCGCCGCGCCCGGCAGTAGCCCGGCAGCGTCGGCGACCGTGCGCTACCGCTCGGCATACTGGTAAGGAGACACCCCACCGTGACCGTGCGTTCGGCATGGCTGCTGCCCAACGGGCAGACGAGAGAAGACACCCGCCTCACGCCCGTGGGCACCTTCGCGCCCGAGTCGGAGACGCGTACCCGGGACGGCGTGATTCCCGGGGGCGACCCGTTCGCCGCCGCGGGCGCGGGCGCGATGGCCCTGCAAATCGGCGTCGGCCGCGCGCTGGTGCAAGGCACCGACGCCCAGGGGGCGTACCCCGTAGCCAACGACGCGCCTGCAATCCTCACATTCGCCGACGGCGACGCGCAGTTCGCCCGCATCGATGCTGTGGTCGTCCGGGTGTACGACGAACTGTTCGACACCGACGGACAGAACCTGGCGCGAATAGAGATCATCCAGGGCGAACGCGCGGAGACCCCGACCGCGCCGACCCTTCCCTCGGCCTGTCTGCGCCTGTGGGACGTGACGATTCCCGCAGGCGCGTCCGCGGGCGTGGGCGGTATCGACTGGACGGCTGCACTCGCGGACCGGCGCCGTTACACCGTCGCCGTGGGCGCAGTGGTGCCCCGTGGCGCCGCATCGGACGTAGGCGCCTACGACGGCCAGTACGCCGATCATGGGGGCGTGCTGAAACGCTGGTCCGTCACGGCAGGGCAGTGGCAGACCTACCGGCCCCCGTCCGATGTTCAGACCGCGACCGGCGCCGCCGTGGTGACAGCCGCATCGGGCTGGACGCTGCACAATGCCCAGGCCGTCCGCGTATCCGGCATGATCACAGTGCGAGTGCAGATCGAGCGGACCGGCCCGGATTACGGGCCTGCTTCCTCCGACGGAAACCTCGCCGACCTCGCCATGTTCACCGTTGCCGCCGGATGGCGCCCGAACGGCATCTACGGCGTTGAGCGCATGCCCACGATCGTGACCGACTCCTACGGCGACGGGGCCGGCTATCTCACCCCGAACACCGGCCTGTTCGAACTCGTTTCATGGGGCCCGGGCGCAACGGTCGTCAAAAACAGGTGGCACCGCGTGATGATCACCTACCCGGCATAAGGGGGCGACGTGGGCACCACCGCGCCGTACCGGCTGCTGCTGACGGATCTACGCTCCGACCAGCTGCTCGACGCCCTGCCCGTACAGGGCCTGTCCCTCGACGACTACATAGGCAAGACGGGCCGCCTCACAGGCACCGTGCCGATCCCTAACCGCGCCCTCGCCGACCGCGCCCGCCGCGTTCTCCTGCCCGGACGAACGGGCGTATGGGTCGAGAGGGGGCGCGAACTCTGGTGGGGCGGCATCCTGTGGACGCTCAACCTCGCCAGCGACAGCCGCGGATTCCTCAGCGCCCAGATACAGGCCGGCGGGTGGGAGAGCTATCTGTACCGGCGCCTGTTGTTCGATACGCAGATCGCCGACGATGTCGACCAGTTCGACGTAGTGCGGCAGCTGGTCGACTACGCACAAAACGCCGAGGGCGGCGACATCGGCATCACATACGACACGGCCATCTCTGGAGTGCCCCGCGACCGCACGTACTCGCGCTACGACCTCCCGAGCATCGGCGACCTGATCGACGACCTCGCCGCGGTCGAGCGTGGCTTCGAGTGGCGCATCGCGAGCTTCCGTGACGGCGACGGCCGACGCGTCAAGAAGCTGATGATGGGACACCCCGTCATCCGCACCGGCACAGCCGACATCGTCCTCGACCACCCCGGCCCGGTCCTGTCCTACGCGTGGCCGACGGACGCGACAGGCAAGGCGAACGCGTGGCAGAGCCGCGGCGCGTCCGTGAACGGCAACCTCGCCGCAGACAGCTACCCGCTTACCTCGCCGCTCCTGGTCGCCGAGGACGACATCGCCGCCGGCTGGCCGCGCCTCGACAGGAGCAGCGACTACACCACCGTTGAAGTACAAGACACGCTCGACGCACACGCCCGAGCGGACGCCGCCGCGGCCCGCAACCCCGTCACGCTGCCAGAAATCACGGTCCTGCTCGGCGGGAACATCACGCCCGCCCTGCTCGGCGCCACCGTCCGGGTACGCATCCGCGACCTGTGGCACCCCGACACCCTCGACGCCCGGTACCGCGTCGTCGGCCTTTCCATCACCCCGCCCGAGCGCGGTCGGCCCGAGACGGCCCGCCTGTATCTGGAGGTCCCGTAACCGTGCCGTACGTACCGCAAGACGTGCTCGACCGCCTCGCCGCCCTCGAACGGCAGGTGAAGCAGCTTGCCGGACGCGCCAACATCCGGCCCGCGCTGAATCAGGTACTCAACGGCGACGTAGTGATCGGCGAGGGCGGGCAGCTCTACGTACGCGCCCCCGGCGACGCCACGGTCCTGCAAATCGGCAAGCTCTACACCGAGTCGGACGAGTTCGGTTTCAAGGTACGCCGCGAAGACGGAAGCCTCGCGCTCGGCGTGTATCACGGCCTCACGGGCGATGTCGGCGAGCAGGGCATTCGGATGCTTGACGCGTCCGGCACAGAGATTTTCGCCGAGGACGTGCTCAACGGTGGGCTTGCCCGTCCGTACCTGCCCCCTGCCGCTCCCAAAGACGATAGTCCGTCTACGTGTGCCCGGTACCATCTCAACGTCAGGAACAACCCTGGCGAACTCGCAAGGTCTCGTACAGCACCCGTACGTACGGGTGAAGGCCACGCCCGCGCTCGACAGCTCCACCAACGGGCAAGTACGGATCGTGGCCGACGGCACCACCCTGGCTACCGGCGCCGTAGACAGCATTCTGACGGCCACGGCTGCACTGCCCGGTTTCACATGGGGCGCCACAGTTCAGTTCGAGTTGCAGGCCCGCCGGACCGCAGGCACCGGCACCGTGCGCGGCATGACCCGCTACCTGTACGGCGTCCAGTCCCCGTAACCCCTACCTCCCTCATCCACAGGAGTCGTCCTTGCTGCCCGAAAGCATCCCCACGGTGAAGGTCACCGGTCGCTACCTCGACCCCTCCGGCCAGCCGCTAGCCGGACAAATCGTGTGGCGCGCGCCCGCCCTGCTGACGTTCGGCGCCGCCGACGTGATGCTGTCCGGCCCCGTCACCGCGCCGCTCGACGCCACCGGCGCATTCGCGGTGATTCTTCCGGCCACTGACGCCCCGGACATGAATCCCTCGGGCTGGTCCTACACCGTCACCGAACAGCTCACAGGCGTTGCGTCCAACCGCTCGTACCAGATCCTCTTGCCCGCTGCCGAGCCCGTCGTCGACCTCGCCGACCTCGCCCCCACCAACCCGAGCACGCCCAACTACGTGGCAGTCAAGGGCGCCAGCGCGTACGAGGTCGCCGTCGCTTCTGGATACGAGGGCACCGTCACCGACTGGCTCTCATCACTGGTCGGCCCGACCGGGCCCCAGGGTCCCCCCGGAGCAACGGGCGCAACCGGAGCAACCGGAGCGGCCGGCCCGCAGGGCATCCCCGGCCCGGACGGCGCCCCTGGGGTCGTGCAATCCGTCAACGGGCAATCGGTCGCCGACGTACAGCTCGACGCGGCCGACGTACACGCCGTACCGGACACCGCGCCGGGCGCCCCCGGGGGTGTGGCGACACTCGACGCCACAGGCAAGGTGCCCGCCGCCCAGCTGCCGACCAGCACCGGCGAGGGCGTGGTCAGCGTCAACGGCGACCGCGGCCCCGACGTCGTCCTCGACGCGGCCAAGGTGGGCGCCATCCCGGCGACCGCCAAGGGCACCGCGGGGGGCGTGGCCGAGCTGGACGCCGTCGGCGACGTACCAGAAAGAACAGCTGCCCCCGTGGGCCATCGGCACATGGGCACCGGCCGACTTCGGCCTCGCCGCATGGTCCTACGACATCGGCACCAACTCCCCCACCCCGGGAGACGCGCCGTCACAGGCCGGGCGCCTGTATCTGGTAGGTGTGCCGCTACGCCAGGCCGCCACGATCGCCAAAGCCGCTGTCCACACCATGGGCTTTGACCGGCCCAACAGCACCGTCACGGCCGCCTACCTCGGCATTTACAACGCGAGCCTTGCCAGAGTGGCCACCACCGCGAACCTCGCGAGCACGTGGACCGAGGAACACCGGATCGGCGGATCACTCACCCCCTACGCCCTCACCGCGCCCGCGAGCCTCGCCGCCGGCGGGTATTACGTCGCGATCCTGATCAGGGGAACCGGCACGAGCGTGCCCTACCTCGCCGCGGCGAACTGGAGCGGGAACGCCACCACATCGGCCGCCCGCGCCGTCACCACGAGCGGTATGTACCGATGGCTCCAGACGTCCAGCACCAGCCTTACGACGCTCCCGGCCACGCTCACGCTGGGCGGCATGGTCGAGTCGACCACCTGCTATTGGGCCGCCATCGGCTGACCCGCCACCGCGCCGCCCACTTCATCACCCGCCGCCCCGCGCACCGCGCCGGGCGTTTTTTCATGCCCAGGAGGCACCCCTATGAGCCAGACCTCGCGCGGCATCGACGTGTCCGCGTACCAGGCCGCACAGGACTGGAAGAAGCACGCGGCCGATGGCCTTACCTTTGCGTTCGCCAAGGCGAGCGAGGGACAGAAGACCCACGACCTCAAGTTCGCGAGCCACGTCAAGGGCATCAGGGCCGCCGGTCTGGTCGCCGGGGCCTATCACTTCGCGTGGCCGAACCAGTCCGCGGCGAAGGAGGCCGCGAACTACATCGCCGCCGTCAAGCCCCACGCGGGCCCCGGTTTCCTGCACTGGCTCGACCTGGAGGCGTACAGCGACCGGCGCAACTACAAGGGCGCGACGGCCGCCCAGATCAAGGCGTATGCCGCCGCATGGATCGCCGCGGTGAAGAAGGCGTTCCCCGGTCAGCGCGTCGGCATCTACACGTCCGCCTCAGACATCGCAGCCGGTCACGTTCCGTCGGGCGTGCCGCTGTGGTACCCCGCTTACCCGTGGGGCGCCGCCACGTACGCCCGGGCCGAGGCCGCTACCCGGCCCAAGCCGTCCGGCCGCACGGTGACGTTCTGGCAGTTCACATCGACCCCGCTCGACCGGAATATCGCGTACATGTCCCCCTCCCAGCTGCGCGAGTGGGCCAAGGGCGCCGCCGCCGACCCCGACGACGAGGCGTACAAGCCGCCGGCGTTCCCGACCGGCCTCGCCCCGAACAAGGCCAAGCCGTCCGCCGTCACGCTTCAGCGCGCGCTCAAGGCCACCGGCTACATGTCCAAGAGCGTCAAGGAGTCCCCGAACTACGGGCCCGCGACACAGGCCGCGGTGGCCAAGTTCCACAACGCGCACCCGCAGTACCGCGCCAAGGGCACCACGCACGACGTGAAGATCGGCCCGAAGGGATGGGGCGCCCTGTTCCGCCTCGCCTACGGCAAGTAGGCACCCCGCCCGCCCCGGCACCATGCCCCGGGGCGGGCCCTGTCATATCCGCATTCCCCGAAAGGCACTCCCATGAGCCCCGCCACCAAGCGCGCCGTACGCACCGTCATTCAGGGCGTCGTCATGTTCGCCGTCGCCCTCCCCGCCATCGTGAACGCATCCGGCATCCCCGAGTCCCTGCCGTGGGTCGCCGCCGCCCTCGCCATCGCCGGCGGCCTCGCGCGCGTCATGGCCCTGCCCGCCGTCGAGCTGCTGCTCGACCGGTTCGGCCTCGGCATAGTCGATGACACCGCGCCGGACGCCGGGGGCGCCCCGAAGTGACCACCGCCCCGCCGCCGTCGGACCCGGCCGCGGTCGCCGTCGAGCTGGAACGCATCCGGCGCACGATCGAGGTCGGGCATGCCCGCATCGACGGCGCCCTCGCCCTGCTCATGCAGCGCCACGACCAGACCGACGAGCAGATCAAGGAACACGCCCGACGGCTCGACGACCACGACGTACGCCTCGACATGATCGAGCGCGGGGAGACCGAGCGGCAGAAGCGCCACGACACACGCCTCGACGCCCTCGAACGCGCCCGGTGGCCCCTGCCGTCCGTCGCCGCTCTGGTCGGCGTGATCGGCCTCGCCCTGTCCCTGTGGCAGTTCGCTGCCCGGTAGCACCGACGCCCCCCGTACGGCCCCGCAGGGGTCGCGCGGGGGGCGTTTCGTCGTACCGCCCCGAAGATCCTGGCACGGCACGGTTGCCATCCGCGTACTCTGGGTGTAGTCCCGCGTCGTCACGACCCATAAGGGGTGCCGGTGAACACCTACCCGCGTGAACTCACCACCGGCGACCGAATCAAGCTGTACCGCCAGCGCAAAGGGCTTTCGCAGGCTGCGCTAGGGGGCCTGATCGGCCGCTCGGAAGACTGGGTAAGCAAGGTCGAACGGGGAGTGATCCCCGTGGACAAGCTCTCTGTACTGCTCGAAATCTCCCGCGTCCTCGACATCAGGGAACTGGCCGAACTGACGGGCCGGAGTATCGAACTGGTTACCAACGGCTCACCCGAACACGAGTCGGTGCCAGCGATCCGCCGCGCGCTCAATACGATCTCTTCGCAACTCGGCACCGACCTGCCGGGCACCCCGCTGTCACCCGACGAACTGACGCAGCGAGTTGACGAGGCGTGGCACTCCTACGAGCACGACGTCGACCGGTACGCGGTCGTCGGACCCCAGTTGCCCACCCTGCTCGCCGAAGCGCACTACGCAGCCCGCAACGCCAGCCCCGACGACGAGAGCAAGGTCGCCCGAGCGGTGATCAGCCTCTACCACCTGTTGCAGGTGTTCCTACGCCGCGTTGGCGAACAGACTCTTTCCCGCGTGGCCGCGGACCGGGCCCTACAACTCGCCGACCAGACCGGCGACCCGGTTCTACTCGGCGCGTCCGCGTGGAACGTGGCCCTCGTACTCACCAGCACGGGCGACGTTGCCGAATCCGCAGACCTCGCCCGTTCGGCCATGGAAGTCACCGCGCCGGGTGATGACGCGTCGCCCGAACTTCTGTCCGTGCATGGGGCGTTGCACCTCGCGGCAGCTGTCGCCACGATGCGCGACAACCGCCCCACGGCGGCGTGGGACCTGCTCCACGATGCTGAGCGCGTCGCCCGTCGGGCGAGGATCGACCGGAACGACTGGCGTACAGCATTCGGCCCGACCAACGTAGCCATGCACGGCGTGCACCTCGCCGGCGAGGAAGGCGACGCCACCGAGGCACTGCGCCTTGCCGACAGCATCGAGGACGAGAACCCGGTACTACCGCTCGAACGACGCACGCGGTACCTGGTGGAAGTGATGAACGCTAACCGGTTGAAGCAGGACGACTTTGCGACGCTCTACATGATCGGACGCATTCGCAAGACTTCACCCGAAGAGGTCAAGTTCTTCCCCCTGGTCCGCGAAGCAATTCGCGACCTGCTCAAGCGCGAACGACCTGCGTATCGAACCGAGTTGCGCGACCACGCTGCCCATGTCGGCGTCCTTGCCAGCTGATCGGTAAGCCCAGAATAAAGGCACCCCGGAACTTTTTCCGGGGTGCCTTCGCGTGTGCCCCCTACGGTCTGGCAAGTGGTGAACTCCCTTGCCACGACGACGAGTCGAGGGGGCACATTGACCGCAAACCGTCAGACTGGTTGGCGCATCGAAAGAGCGCCTGGCAAGCCGTTGGGCCGTACCAACGCTGGCCGCTTCTTCATCCCGTTACTGATCACTGCGGACGGTCAGGAGATCGCCGAGGTTAACCTCGTGCTGACCGGTTCCGACTCCGAGCGGCTGCTCGGCGAACTGTCGCGCCTGCTGAGCGGTGGCGAACCGGCGCCGCTCGACCCGATCGGGGGGCCCGCCTGATGGCCTCCGCCTCCCCCGGATACGGGTTCCTCGGCTACACGTGCGCGCACCGGGTTACGGCCGGTGCCGTCGTGTGCGACGACAACGAATGGCGCGAAGTCTCCGAGGTCCAAGACGAGCGGCTGCACGCCGGTGCCCCCATCATCACGTTGGCCACCGACGGAAAGCGCATGCACGTTCGGCCCTCGGCGCGACTGCTCATCTGCGCAGACCAAACCCCCGACCCCTGCGAGCGGCACAAGACCCCCGTGCCTCTCGCCTGCCTCACCGCGAGCTGCCCACCACAGGCGGCTCCGGAGGGCGAGAGGTGACCAGAACCATGAACACCACACGCAGCGCTGGGGCGCGGGTGGTCCCGCCGCAGCGAGTCGTCCTTGCCGCAGTCGAAGAATCCGCCAAGGCCGCCCGCGACTTCACGAGCGACTACATCCACTTTCACCTACCGGACATCGGCGACGAACCCCTCGCCGATGTGATGCTCGTTGCCTCCGAGCTGGTGACCAACTCCATCCGATACGGCTCGGAGCCGGGCGATTCCCTGCGCGTCGTCCTCGCTCACGGCCCCGATAACGTCACCATTGAGGTACACGACACCCGTCGGCGTCGCCCGCACCTCAAGCCCGAGTCTGTGGAACGCCAGCGAGGCCGCGGCCTCTTCATCGTCGATGCCCTCGCAACGTGGGGCGTCCGCGACCGCCCGTTCGGGAAAATCGTGTGGGCGGTGGTCAAGTGGTAACGCCCCCTGGGTCGACGACCGGCACCGTTCCCGGCCCCGGCTTCGTCGCCGGTATCCGCCTCGCGACCGGCCTTCACCTCGCCGATTCGTTCAGCGTTGCCCAGTTGCTCATGTACCACGTGCCGCCGCGCCTCGCGCACGAGAGCGTCGAGAGCATCGGGACGGGCATGCGGGCGTTCGCCGACGCGCTGTACCTCGGCCCTCACGATGAACCCGCGCCGTACATCGGTCACCGCATCCGCATACGGCGCGGTGCCCCGTGGCTCGCCTACGGCGACGACACGTACCGGCTGTGCGTGCCCGCCGCGCCGTCATGGGTGCACCTGGTCGCCGCGGGCGGACCCGTCCGCATCTGCGTTCTGTTCGACCCCCTCGCGGCCGAGGCCGGGCAAGAGGAGACCGACGCGCACGTACGCGCCTGCTTCGCCCGCGGGTCGATGCGGTGGGGAACGACCTACCACGTCTGA